CCTCACGTTCGCACTTATCGCACATAGTTGGGTCACTCTTGCTCATTTCATCAGGCCACAATTCTTCACAGCCACAGTACGAACAGATCGCAAACTTATTCTCATCATCGAGTTTTCTTTGTTCTGCCTTGCATCGATAATCGTCCATGCATTTATCGAAACCAACTATAACACAATGACAACTCATTGACGAGGCCTCCAGGTAACATCGATGTCGCATGTTTCACAATATCCGAACCAGGCGTAGGTTCCATCTGTGAAGTGCTCCCATCGAGCTTCGACATCTGATCCACATACGCGGTGGAACATCGTTCTATTCTCCTTGGTCTTTCCAGTCTTTTGTCCGTGTTCTAGGACCATCTGACGAACCCATGCGCTGAAATTAGGCATCTTCTTCGAGAGTTCATATGATGTCGGGCATAGCGTTATCATTTTATTCCGCATGAATCGTCCTATCAGTAATCACATATATACATAGTCCATAGAAAAAACTAGCAAGTCCTATATCCTATGGCTAGTTAGCAACGGGTGGGAGCAGTGGGATGACTATCCCACTGTTGTTATTGGTAGTGGCGCTGAAGATTGGCGGCTGCGCCGCGGAGATGGAATCCGGGGATTTAATGCGAAATATGTCTGGAATAGGGTTGCCCTGGATACCGGTTTAATGCAGTTTACTTTATACACCGTCTCAGTTACCATGTTAATATGGCGACCGCAAAAACAGGCTCCTTTTACCTAACTGAAACGATTACATTACCACTAGCTTCTGCAGATGGTACACGAATACAAGGCTCAATTGATTTGGGCGCATACGTCAACGTAGCTACAGGTCAAGCTGTAGCTGTAGAATCAGTTGACTTCATTTTCCAAAGAGGCTCTGAGTTTGCCATGGGTGCTGAAGCTTATCTAGCAGCTAATGGAACTTTGAGCGTACAACTCACCGATCTAAACCCAGGCACTGGATTTGTTCGAGCAGATAACCAAAGTTTAGTCTCCTCAGGTGCGCTTAACGTCGATGCAGCAAACAACGTCGCAACACATTCAAACGATCTTTATCCAGACAACTTTGGCCCTGCTGCTCTATCTGAAGCATTTATGGTTGTCAATGATACACTTTACTTGGTTGCTGGTCCTGATGGAGCAGCTATTGGAACAAAGGCAATTTATGTCACAGCTCGAATCAAGGCCCGTGTTGTCAAACTTGGAACCAAAGACTGGATGGCAATTGCAATTCAATCAACAGCCTCTGATAACTGAGGTTGATTTCGATGGTACGCATAGAGGGAACTCTCGATGAACTCAGAGAACTACTTGGTTCTGCTGAGCGTAGTGTTAGGGCTGTTAGGGACACAGTATCGAAAGGCAAGAAGGTGGCTACAAAAACGAAGCGTAAGCTTAGCAGTTGGCAACGATACCTTAAGTCTCCAAGTAACCACATCAAGTTCAAATCCGGACCAAAGAAAGGACGACTCGATCTCGCAAGAATGTCCAAAGCCTTCAAGCGAGCAAACAAAAAGTAAGTGGTAATATGGTGACAGAACTTCCTGATCTAACTAAGCCTAAGCCTAAGCCAAAAGGTGGTAAAAAGTGAGTATGAGTAGACGACTTGCAGCAATGCACCCATCATTGACTCTAACTTACCAAGGGGGAGTTGAATGGGCTCCTACAGCTGGCACTCCTCGAACTGGATGGTCTCCATTAGCTAGTAACACTGGATTCTTTCATGAGACTCAAATCGACCTATCTGGATACGCAATGGATTCATTGACATTTTTCCCTTCCGCAGTTGGTGTTCAAGATCCGGGAGTTTACCGCATGCTTCCCGGTGCTGCATCAACAACCTCTTCTCTGTACGTTCTTGATTTAATCACATCAACACCAATCGATGTTGATGATATTATGCTCACTGATCTCCTTGGAAATATGCAAGGACCAGGTATGTTTGGATCTGATGAAACATTCGAGACAATTCTTTACGGATTGTTTCGAGTATTTGCAGAAAACAGCACCATCAAGATTCCAAACTTCCAACAGCTTCAACGATCCCAACGCTTTGAATCAGGTGAACCTACTGCAGCAGACAAATTATACTGCTATCGTATTGTTCAAATTAGCGCAGTTGGACCATTGGACGGTGGTTTATCTTACATCGTAGTTCCAGCAGCTCGACAATTAATAGCTGGACGCATTGATGAAGAATCTGAATTGGTTTACATGCAACGCTTGAAGCGTTCATATGAATTAGCTAATCAGGTGCGACAATGAAATCAATTCGTTTGCCCACTTTGTTTCCGTCGTACGACGAAAAAGCAAGCCAACCGATATCATCGATTGATGTTCCTTCAGTAGATTTGATTGAACATGATGGTGGAAGTACAGGCGGCACTAACTACTGGGTAAATGAAGATCTAAGGCCAACTAAAGAAGAAGCCTTAGAGAAGCTCGAGGAGTTCGAGTTATTTGCTGATATAGCTGATTATCTAATACCTGAGTCGGTTAGCAACAATATTCCCTATTGGATTCGAGGCCCATATGGTATAGCTCCAGAAGTTGCAGAGATCTTTATTGAAATAGATCCACTAGATAGAGTTCAAGACTAATACTCACCAGTATATTCCCAATCAGTTCGTTGTGGATATCGATTGTGAAAGTACAATCGAACTTCTCTGGTTTGTTTGCACTTGCAACATAGCTCTAAGAATCGAACTCTGTAATCGTTGCTCCCCTGGTACTCTCGAAGAATATTTGAGTGACTGCATTCCTCACGTTCGCACTTATCGCACATAGTTGGGTCACTCTTGCTCATTTCATCAGGCCACAATTCTTCACAGCCACAGTACGAACAGATCGCAAACTTATTCTCATCATCGAGTTTTCTTTGTT